CCGGCTGCGGAACCACACCGAAGACATATCGAGTGAGCCCCGGTAGACGGTGCCCTGCATCGACTCTGGAAAGACCAGGACGTAAGGGATGCCGACGCCAGCACAGACCTTCTCGGTTAGGCTGCGCCAGTACTCACGCATATTGACGTTGGGGCGGTCAGCGCTGAACTGCTCAAACTCGTCGCCAGTCTTCATCACCTTGACCGAGGCGCCGAAAATGTTTTCGTAGTAGTTCTGGGCGGTGCCCTGGGAACCAGCAACACCGGATCGGAGGCTAGTTGCCTGAACCTCGCCGGAGCTCGTCTTGATCACCTGGGCCACGCTGGAGGCGAGCTTGCAGGACTCCATCTCGAGCTTCTGGAGATCGTCCAGGTCGTGCAGGTCGTTGATCACACAAGCCACAAAAGGCAGGCCGCGGAGCTGGCCGGCACGTTGGGCCTCGTAGATGTGGACCACCGAGTCGGATGAGATCGACCGGATGTCGGTAAGTTGTCCCTGCTGCTGCTCCTGGCCGCAATAGAAGGAGATGGCCCGACCAGTCTTGGGATCGAACCGGACGCCATCGAACACGTCGGGAAAGCCCTCCTGGCCAGCGGGAGTGGAGACCTGCTGCGGCTCGATTAGCTGCAGGCGGGGCCGGCCGGTCTCGCCCTTGGTCAGGAGGATAAAGGATTCACCGTCGTAGAACCAGCCACGGGCGGCCAATGACATCAGGGTGCCGAAGGATTGCCGGGATCCGATGTCAGGGTAGCGGCTCCAGGTGTCCCACCATTTCTTGGCTCGGAGATTCCAGTCGGGATTCGAGCTGGCAGGCTGCACTGAGAAGTTCGACCCGACGGTGTAATTCTCGAACAGGTCGCCAAGGCGATTCATCACCGCGTTGTTCTGCTCGAAGAATCGGGACTTTCGCACGATCTGCTGCCGGGTAGAGGCAGTCACATCGAACCGCACTGAGGTGTAGCTGGTGTCCAGGAAGGACCGGCGGATCGAGTTGGACGCGCCCTCGTAGCGGTCGACAGGTGCCGACCGGAACTTCTGGATGATGGTGTCGAGGAATCCCATCAGCTCATGCCTCGATAGCTCGCCTCACGGCGAAAGTTGGAGAAGTCACCACCGAAACTGGTGGCTGCAACCAGAACCACGGCCACCATCTTGGTGTAGATCTGGGCGTCGGTGGGCGTAAGGTTGCCGTCCTGCTCGAGGTAATAGACAGCCAGGTCGTAGTCATCGACCAGGCTTTCCCACATCTCGACCATCTCGGATGGTGTGGGGGCTCCCTTGCCCGGCTCCGCAAACTCTACAGACACATCGGAGGATGATGTCGACCGGACAACCTGGCCGGACTCGATCACTGTGGCCGCGGCGATAGACTTAGCAGCCAGGGCAGCCAGGAGCGTCACACCGCCCAGTGTCGCATAGACACTGCGGAGATAGGCCCTCTTAATTGCTACCGTAAAAGTGAACACCTCGGGCGGATCTTCACCGATCCCAGGGTGACTTCAATAGGTTAGCTGGCTATTGACTCGCTTGACGTAACCAGATCATTCCAGAGCATCACCATGGCGAGCTGCATGATTTCGCAGTCGTGCAGATGGTCCGGCCATTTCTGATTTCGCTTCACCCAGACGTGCTTGATGCGGCCGGCTCGATTGGCCTGGGGGCGTAGGACGTGTGAGTCCAGGTGGCGCCAGTACAGGTCGGGCTCGGCGATGTAGGCACCTTCGGCCTGGACGCTAGGCGGATCCTGATGGACGCCCCATTCTCGGTCGATGTCGCCCTTCCTTAGCCTGGAGAGCATATCGCGGAGGTGCTCGGTGTCGAACACCAGGAGGGGCTGCACCACGTCGGTCCTCATCGAGGATGATGTCGACAGGCCGAAAGGGTGCACCGCCCCGGTGGCTGCTGTGAACCGGGCGCCGGTCTCCCGGCCTTTGAGCGGCATCCAGCCAATCACCATTGGCTTGCGGAGGCCGCCTTCCGGTGGGTAGCGGAGTCCACATGGGAAGTTGATCGGGTTGGAGGTCACCGAGGAATAGGAGGCACAGGCGTCGTAAACCGTCTGGGTGTTAAAGCCTGAGTCGATGCCGACATCCATGTCATGGACCTCGAGGGCCACCTGCACCCGGCGAAGGGCTGCAAAGTCGTCGGCATGGCCGGCAGCAACCAGGGTAGAGTTGCCGTCTTTCCACTCGCGGCACACCCACCACAAGAACGGCGCCACGGCCTGAACGTCGGCGGTCAGGTAGCGGCGGCCGCCATCGACGGTCACGGTGGCCGCGGTTTCGGTGCGCTCCTGCTGCACGTCCTGTTGCTCCCAGGGCTCTGCAAGGTTGCCGTTGATGAAGCCTTGGAGGCCGGCCATCGATGCCTTGGCCTCGAGGAATGAGACCGCCAGATAGCCCCAGGTGCACTTGCGGTCAGGGCTGTACAGGCTGCTTAGGTGGTAGGAACGCACACCGGGCATGGCGTTGGGATTCTCTGGGCGCCATTGGCCATGTCGTAGGGCTGCCACCTTGTGAGAGTCGGTGATTTTGCCCTGGCATAATTGGCAGACGTAGTGAGCCGAGGCTCGGATCTTGCCTAGGTCGTGTTTGCCGTCCTCGGCCTTGGCGTCGTCCCAGGTCACCTGGCGCCATTCGAGCTTGATGTACTCACGGCAGTGTGGGCAGGGCAGGTAGTACCGACGCTGGTCCCCGCGGAGGAAGCGCTGCCAGATACGGCCTTCGACCACCGTCGGTGTGCTGGTCATAAAGGCCTTCGAGCTGCTGAAGCTCTTGAGTCTCTGCTCGGCTAGGTCGAGGGCGTCGGCCTCCCGGGCGGTAGCCTCGGCGAACTTGTCGACCTCGTCGGCGATAAGCACCCGAACCGGGCGGCTGGCTAGGTTGGCCGGGCTGTTGGATCCTACGAAAGTCAGGGTCGACCTGGTGAAGTTCTGCTCGAGGTTGGTGATTTTGTCGGCCTCGGCCGGGTAGCACTCGAGCATGGCCGGGCTGTCCTCGAGCATGGGCAGCCAGCGGCTCTTCGAGAATGACCTGGCCAAGGACTCGGTAGGCATCAGCCACAAGGCCGGGCTCGGTTCGTTGGCGATTAGCCAGGCCAGGCCGGCCATCAGGGTGGTCGTCTTCGATGTCTGACTTCCCCAGCAGAGGGTCACCTCGTAGACCGTAGGGTCTTTCCAACATTCCATGGGCTCCCTGGTGTAAGGCCGTACCGAGGTTGAGAAGGGCCCGGGGTGCTCGGTCTGCCGTTGGGTCAGCCGGAGGGATGCCTCGGCCCAGTCGACCACGGTCTGCATCGGTGTCGGCCGGTAGAGGTTTCGGCGATAGTCCAGCAGGGAGCGCTGGAGGTCGGTGAGGTTCAAAACAAGCGCCCTTCGTGTTGGTTGGAGATCCTGGCCTCGGAGATCTTGTGATATTCTGGGTCGCGTTCGATGCCGATGAACCGGAATCCGTTGATGGTTGCAGCCTTGCCGGTTGAGCCAGAGCCCATAAACGGATCGAGGATGGTTCCTCCTGGTTGAGTTATCAGGCGGCAGAGGTAGGCCATTAGCATGGTCGGTTTGACGGTGGGGTGATTGTTCTCGGATTCTCGATCCACTTTCCCAGCCTTGGCCGTGTAGAAGAACCGAGCGCCGGACTTCAGCGACAGGGCTGCCTCGTTGCTGCCGTCGTGGATGATGTTGGCAGGCCAGCGGCCTTTAGATGTTTCACAGGCTCGACGATCTCCATCTTTGTTTGAGGTCACAAAACCAACACTGGAAAGGCCTATTTTGCTAGGCCTAGAAGTCCAGACTGCTTTATGTATTGGATCGTCATCGTCAATTTTAACTCTGCACCCATCGACATTGATGGCGCCGGTGCCGTACTGGATCACATTGGAGGCCACCGTGCTGGAGAATGGCTTTCGGGCCATGGTTATCGGCTCCAGGGCAGGCTTTAGGGCGGTGCCCCAGCCGGACCATTGCTGGGCTTCGGGGGTGGCGGGGGCGGTGATAAAAACGTCAGTTGCCGTGCCTGACTCGGTTGTGATGTAGCTGTTTGTGCTCTCTTTGCCGATGTTGCTGGCTCCTTTGTAACTCCCCACCACCTCCCTTTCTGCCCCGGCCGCCTTGTCGATAGCCTTGCTCACGTCCAGTGACTTTGGGAATCCCGACCCATACACCCAGGCGATCATGTCGCGGATCTCGAAGCCGGCGTCCTCAATCCTGCACGCCATCCGGTGTTGCGTCCTGGTGCCGGCAAAGGCCAGTAGGTGGCCTCCCGGCTTCAGCACCCGTAGACACTGCTCCCAGATGGCCACGCTCGGAACGTCGTAGTCCCACTTCTTGCCCATGAAGGACAGGCCGTAAGGTGGGTCGGTCACGATGCTGTCGACCGAGTTGTCCGGTAGAGTCGCCAGAACATCGAGGCAGTCGCCCAGGTGTAGCTGGTAGGTCATTTCCATGGGTCGGTGTTGTGTAGTGTTTTGAGCGCCACCTCCTGGACCCACCGGGTCAGCTCGCGCTCGGCGTGCTCGGGGTCATGCGGTGCAATACGGCCGGACAGTTGTTTCGGCATAGCCTTGATCAGCGAGGCCACGGCGCCGTCATGCTCCTGCATCACCCGGCGCACCCAGTCGCCAGAGACCAGGCGACGCTCCTTCTCGGCCTGGGTGATCACCTCGTCCCTGGCGCTTGTGAGGTTCTTGGCTGCCGCGGCATGGATGGCGACCAGCCGGCCGGCGTCGGCTCGACCACCGCGGAGGGCATCGACAGCCAGGTCATAGGCCGCACGCTCGATCTGGCGCTGCCTTTCGTAAGCGCCTTCTGGCGAGTCGGTGGCTGCTGTTGCGGTGTTGAGAGGGGTCTCTGCTTCAATAGGCCTGTAGGGGCCTTCCTGTTCGATTGCGGTGGGGTCGGGTTTTAGTGGTGTTTCTATGTGTTGGGTCGTCGACTTTGACCGGATGTTTTTCTTGCGCCAGGCATCGGCGACCTCGGGACTATGCATAGGCATTCCCTTGGCAGCCAGTTGTGTGACGTAGCCATGCGAAACACCGGCGTGCTTGGCGTATTCCCGCTGGGTCATGGCTTTAAGGCTCCTAGGATCTCAGGAGGCAGCATCGAGTCGGGCACGTCACCAGCGTACTGCAGAGCCCGGAAAACGCCGTCTCGCCGGCTGTCCTGCGGGTTAGGCACGCAATAGCTGACGATTTGTTCCGGTGTGGTGCCACGTTTCATTAGCCGGATAAACCAGGCCACGTTTATCAGACCGTATTGATCCACAAGAAACTGGATGTGATTGTTTTGCATAGATATTGTGTTTTGTGCTTGATCACAGAAATTGATAGGGCCTCCTAGATCGGAA